AACAAGCAATGAGTCCTCAAGAATATTCAAGAGAAAGGCACTCGCTCCAATGTTCAAGCTATTAGAGTATCATTTGAATACCCAAATCATATGGGAACTTAATCCTGAAAAAAAAGTTGTATTCAAGTATAATGATTATGATATTGAACAAGAATTTAGGAAAGCAGAGCTTAATGAGAAACTTCTTAATTCTACTTGGACATTAAATGAAATCAGGCAAAAAGATAATATGGAAAAGATAGAAGGAGAGGAATACGACAAGCCCAAATCCCAATCATCTATGTTCGGTAACTCATTTGATAATCAGTTAGACAAGCTCGACAAGGACGGAGAAAAGAAGGACATAACTAATAATGAAAGAAGCCCAGAAAAACAAGACAAGTCTAATGAGGATAATGAAGACAATACCCCCACCAAGAAGAAAACATTAGATGAGGATGTTCCAAAGGTAACAGAGCTTGAGAAGGAATTACTTGCAAACTACAAGAAAATAGAAAAACAAATAGTGGGTATGATTGTATGATTAATCCAGTTGATATTCCAAAAAGAGTTGAAGAAATAATCAAGGAAACAGGAATAACAGCAGGCATTTATCAGTTGCTTATGCAATCAGTATCTAATTATTATTACAAAGGAATTGATAACATCGAGAACGCTTTCCAGATTAACTTTGATAGTGTTAATCCTCGTGTGCTTAACTTTATTAAAGAGTACAACTTCAATCTAGTCAAGGATATGAACACAGAACTCGCAAACAAGCTAAGGGACACAATAAATAGGAATATACTCACAGGAGATAGAAAGCAAATGGTGTCTGAAATAAAAGATATATTCGATACCACCCTCACAAGAGCAAAGGCAATAGCCAGAACCGAAACTGCAAGAGCTTATGCTGTTGGAGAGTTTGTTGGAGCAAAGGAAGCAGAAAAAAGGGGTATTAAGGTTAGAAAGTATTGGATGGCGGTTATTGATGATAGAACCTCTCCTTTGTGTATGCGTTTGTCCAAGAAATATAATAGGGAAAGAGCCATACCAATTGACAAGGAGTTCATAGACACAGAAAGCAATTGGAGAGGGTACACAAACCCTGCACATTCAAATTGCAGATCAACTGTAGTGTATGTAAGTGTGGATTAGTTTTCATACTTATTTATAAAGAATAAAAACTAAAAGATATTTAATTATGACAAACAATATGTTCAATCAAGAAGTAAGTTATTACTCAGAAATTCAACCAGAAATAATTACTCTCAAGTCTGATAAAAGATACTATGTTCAAGGGTATATATCCACAACTGCAATGGACTTGGCTAATGATGTTCTAACAATGGACGCCCAAAAGGACTTGTACAACCAGATTATGTCCGCAATTGCTAAAGGTGGTTTCATAACAGGAGATATAGAGCATATGGTGTTCTATGATGAGTTTGGCAAAGAACTCGCATTCCCAAAAGTCAGAGATGAAAAGGGAAATATGATAATCCCAGAAATCAAGTTTATTGATGCTAGACTCACAGACAAGGGGGTTTGGGCCAAGGCAGAAGTGAACAAGTACCATCCGAACTTTAATAGCATTTGGAAGTCTATTGAGGAAGGCTATCTTAATGGTTTTTCTGTAGCTGTGAGAGCAGTAGAAAGCATAACCCAGAAAATAAATGGGGTAATGGTAGACTTAATATCAAAAATTAAACTAATCAATGTAACAATGACAGGAACTCCTTGCAATCCAGAAGCATTAATGCAACCTGTTCTCAAGTCATTAATTAAATCAACAAAAAATACGAACGGTGATATAATGAAGTATGAAGAGCTCTCTGAAGAGCAAAAGAAAAAATACGATGAATTAGAATCTGAAGATGATAAAAAGAATTATTTAGAGTCTTGTGGAACTAAAAAGAAATCTGAAGAGGATTCTAATGTATCAGAAGATAATACTAATCCAGATGATGTTTCTTTAAAGTCCGAGATACCAAGCCTAAAATCTGAGATTTCAGTTTTGAAGTCAGATAATACTAGCTTGAAGTCAGAATTGGCTTTATTAAAGTCTGAATTAGAAGCAAAGTCCACAGAGCTTAATAATCTATTGAAATCAGAATTAAGCACACTTGGGGAAAGAATAACAAAAATAGAAAACCAACCCATTAAGAAATCATTAATGGCTGATAAATCAGTAATGCTTGGTGTAAGTCAAGATGTTAAACTAGAAAATAAATCAGTATTTGATTTAATTTAAAAGGAGATGAATAGAAATGTATAAAACAACAAACGGTTATCAAGACGCATTTTGGGCACTTCCAGAAGGAAGTATTGTTTATGACCCATCAGTAAGCAGAGAGGACAATCACGCTAAGCTCAAGGCATTAAAAACTTTACTTTTCAATGAACACCCAATTTACAAGGAGAACTTATTGAAGGCAACTACATCAACTTCTGGAGGAGCAGGAACAGCAGGTTATGCAATGTCTCCAGTACACGTTGATCCAATTCTTGTAGACAGAACAAGAAAGTTCACACCTGTTAAGAATAAATTAAAAAGAGTAACAAACATCGGTAGAACAGCAGACTATAATGTTATTACTTCTAAGGGTGGAGCATTTTGTGCAATTGAAGATGCCAACCTAACAGAAACAAACACAACCTATGACAGAGTAAGTGTTGCTATCAAGTATCTTTACGCAGTAGGTAGAGTAACAGGTCAAGCAATGGCTGCAATTCCAGGATACACATTAATTGGTTCTGATGTTCAAGGAGATGGTAATTCCTCAGCAAACATAATCAATCAGTTTGCTCAGAACATACTTCAAACAGAAGTTTTTGTAAAAATGAGAGAACTTGCAGAGCTTGAAGAAGCATTAATCGTAGACGGAAATGCATCAACTTCCACATACTCTCAAAATCCTGATGGAACAGAGTTTAATGGTATTGTTGAAACAATGTCTACAACAAACACATACGACGCAACAGGAGTTAGCTTAACAGAAGACATAATCAATACTGCAATCCAATACGCATTTGATGATTCTGGTAGACCAGATATTGCAATCTGTGATTCTGCAACATTTAGAGATTTACAAGGAATATTATCAGATAAGAGAATACTCCAAACAGCAACAAAGGTTACAGAGTATGGAACTGTGGCTATAACTTGGTTAGGTATGACAGGAGCAATTGAGATTTATCCTTCACAATACCTATCGAATACAACTGCATACAAGTCAATGTATTTCTTAGACACTGCAATTTGGGAAGTTAGAACATTACAAGAACCAACTTACTTCGAGTTCGGTATAACTAATGATTCCCAAAAGTTTGCAATCAAAGAATATATAACTTTGATTTGTAGAGCCCCAACATTCAACTCAAGTATAACCAACTTAGTATAAGGTGAAAAGTATAGCTTGTAAGGGCTTTTGCCCTTATGAGTTTTAGAAAAAAGGAGATGGTATTATGACAACAACAACAACGGTCAATGTTGTAAGAACAGGTTCTACTATTGGAATGAATGGTAGAAGGTATAAAACAGGATATATTGATTCTGGAGCTTATGCGGCTCAAGGAGATAAATGGTTAGTAGGAAACTGTAAACAAGTTATACATTGTATAGCCACTGTTGATGCAGACGGGACATTAAATCCAACAAGTGATATAACCAGTAAAACAATAACATTAAACGGCACCACAGCAACCGCTTCAAGTGCACAAATAGTATATGTTTAAAATAAAATTTAAGGAGATGATTTATCGTGACAGCAGCAGAAAAAACAGCAACAATAGCTGGTGGATCAATAGCAGGAGGGGCATCAAAATCTGGAACAGGATTTGTTCAAGGAACTTACACAGTGACTTTAGTGACTTCAGGAGATTGGGTTATCCTATCTGATTTCACAGAAGTGTATCACGCATTTGCAACAACAGACTCTGATGGTACTCAGGTTAAGTGTGTGATTGATAGTTCAACTACAAACAAAGTTACAATAGCAGGAACAGGAGCTACAACCCTAACAGTAGTAGGAACACCAGCAACAGCTTAAATTGTGATAATTGTGTATGTGACTGAAAATGAAGTTAGAAATACATTGGGTATTTCTGATACTAGTGTAATCTCTAGTGAGGTTATTACTCAAGCAATTGAGTTTGCCGAAGACGAGATTGATAGGCTCACATACACTACATATTATCCAGTTGAGGACTCAGGAACAGTGAGTGCAGCAACAGGCACGACTTTAACAGACTCGAGCAAGACGGGCGAAACAGCTTGGGTAGCAGACGAACAGATTGGTTATGCAGTTTATATTTATAGTGGCACTGGAAAGGGACAGATTAGAGAGATAACCGATAATACCACTAACCAATTAACTGTAGCAACCTGGACAACAAACCCAGACACTACAAGCAAGTATATTATAACTTATTTGAACAAAGAAACCGTAACGATTGATGGAACAGGCAACTATGAATTATTATTAAAGGACTATCCGATTGTGCAGATTGATAGCCTAAAGATTGAAGACACAGCAATAGACTCGGATGATTATACAGTTTATAACGACACGGGCAAAATTATTTTAGGACAAAATGCAAGTATTGGTTATTTTACAGGACCAGTTAATAATATTTATAGAAAACAAGTAGAAGTCACTTATCATTGGGGTGTTCTTCCTGAGTTCAAAAGAAACACTATTGACTTGAACAGAATAATAAAAAGAG